GACCGCTGATGCTCAATCCTCACGGTTTAGCTTTCGTGATACTGCCGGGCTTGACCAGGGTACAATAAGTTATTCTCACACTAACAAGGTATTACAATTTGCAGTTGAGCAGTTTTTTACAGCGATGGAATTGTCCCTAAACGAGGTTATATTCCCAAGATTGGCGCATGCTGGCCCGGGTGATAAACGGGCTTATATCACGCCGTCGGGAGAACTGATTGCCATTTAGGTCAACTAGCGAGCTAGTGACCAGGTCAACTAGCTCGGACGATCGTGACGAGCAGATCCGCTTCGCCAGGACTGAGTACCTGGATCGATTGGAGTGGAATAGGAAACGATTATCGAAGGAGGGTATTGCTTTCGAGGAATTTGATCGTGATATGTTTTACGAATTGGAGCGTCCGCTCCCGGAGTTAAGGAAGCAAAATGAAGTTAGTCGAAAAAGCGAAGTTCATCCAGGCGATCATTACTAACGAGAACCTTCAAATTTCCGCCTCACTCGCCAGCCAGATGACGGAATGTCAAGAGTGGATCGAGGAGCTCATCCGGGCGCGGTCGCTTGAGGGGGAATCCGATGGCCAGGAAACGGTTTAAGCCGGTTGGCATCATTGCGGACATACCTCGCGAGGAGGTCTCCGAAGAAAACTGGACGAGCGGATCCAACGTCCAGTTTCGAGATCTTCGATCGAATCGAGTCTCCGGGTTAGCCAGGGTATACGATCCGCCGTTGTTCGCGCCGAAGTTTCTGATCCAATCGGTCGAGCTGTCTCAGGTGTTTTGGATCTATGCCAGCGATTCTAATATCGGCGTTGTGGCGACTAATATACATACTGACCTGACTCCGTCCGGAGGCATTACGCCGTCGACGGATGACGGAGAGTGGACCGGCGGTCTCCTTAACGGGGTGCCGGTCTTGAATAATGGCGCCCGGTCGCCGATGTATTGGACCGAGGATCCGCTCGATAATTTCGCGGAGCTTCCGGATTGGCCGGCAGGACAAACAACGGTCGCGCTTCGTCCGTTCAAGAATCATCTATTCGCATTAGGGACCCGGAATGTCGGATCGGTCTTCGGATCGCGTTACCAGTGGTCGGATGCAGCGGACGAGGGAGATATACCGAGATCCTGGACACCACTACCAACGACCGAAGCCGGAGACGATACGCTATCCGAGACCAGGGGTCCGATTATTGACGGTCTTGTGTTGCGGGATCAGTTCATAATCTACAAACGAACCAGTTGTTACCAGGTTGACTATGTCGCGGGAAATGCTGTCTTTGCTAATCGACTGCTTTTTGCCGAGGTCGGGATCCTGGCGCGTAATTGTGTCGCGGAAGTATACGGAGAACATTACGTATTCACGCCGGGAGATTTCATCAAGCATGACGGCTACAAGGTGACGACGTTGGCGGATCAGAAAGTCCGGGCGCATGTGTTTAGGCAAATGGATCCGGAGACGTTTACCTCTTCGTATGTAACATGGGATCCGCTCCGCAAAACGGTCTGGTTTTGCTTTCCAACGATCGGGCATCGCTTCCCTAACCTGGCGGCGATCTATGACATTAAGAACGGCGATTGGGGATTCCGTGATCTGCCTAACGAGTCACCTTATGTGACCTATGGTTTTGTTGACGAGCCGGTATTCGAGGCTTTTGATGATCAGACAGATACCTATGACGAGACGTCGTTACGCTATAACCAGGTTTTATACAGCAATGCTATAGAACGATGCGTGCAATGTGACTACGAGCGGACCAGGTTGTATGCGGTCGACGTTGGGAATACGTTTGACTCAGTACTCATCGAGGGGATACTCGAAAAGGAAACGATTGACATGGGGGACAACTCCGTCGTCAAGACGGTCAACGCTATTTGGCCGAGAGCACAAGGGCAGTCGAGTTTACAGGTCCGGTTAGGATCTCAGGTGCATCCGAGTGAGGGGACGGTATGGGGCGATTATGTAGTGTTTCCGCCAGGTACGGAAAAGATCGATTACTTTGTGACCGGCCGGTATATATCGGTAGGCTTCAAGGGAGACGAGCAACAAGAGTGGGCGGTCTCCGGTTTCGATCTTGAATATGAAATAGCCGGCAATTGGTAGGGCGGCGCAATGCCATATAGACACGGACCAGTTCCAGGAGTGTACGAACCAGCTTACATAAAGCGCGAGTTCGAGCGGATCTCGGAGGCGTATGACTACCAGGATGCGCTTGGGGGTCTGTCATTACCGTTGTCAGACGGACCGATCGCGCAAACACTTACGACGACGAAGGAGAAGATCAATTGTTGGACTACATTAACGCCAACGCCGGCGTTTGGTGAAGGACCCGTTCAGACGGATCCGCGCATTTCGCCGGAGTCGGAGATCCGAGCCGGTCAAGATGGGTTATACATGGTTACGTTTTACATGAATTACGAGCATCCGTCCGGCGACCTGATCGGGTCTCAGCTATTTATTAATGGGTTGGATACTGGGCTAGGATCGGTCGTCGATGCGTCGAATCAAAGTAGTGCGGGAAGTCAAGCATTTACGAGTATATTCCCAATGAAGTCCGGCAACACGATCGATGTCCGGGTATTTACGGACTCAGGGACGAGCGGGATCGACGTTATATCGGCGGCGTTTGGGATCTTCAAGATGCGCGACTTGCGGACGAGGTTTAGCTAGTGCCGAATTACACGGAGGGATTCCAGGGACAGCCGGGATCGACAACATGGGATCAAGGACCGGGATCGAATATCAGCTCCGGCGACGGTTGGTCGGTTTTCAATCCTGGCGGAAATTCTGGCAATGTCATATTAGAGACGGACGGCGGCCGAGTTATCGGGATGCCGAGTCTACCGAGACCCGGCGGCGGATCTAGGCCGATCAATACGTCGGGAGTGGATTGGGGCGGCGGCGTTGGCGGAGCGCCTTCGGTCGGGGTTGGTGGACACGTTCGGGATCCTCGGCCGGATTTTGGTGGAGGCATATTCAGCGGACCTGGACACGTTGGACCAAGTCCGGGTTTTTTCGAAACGCTAATGCAGACGATCGCGGAAAGGCTCCGGAGGTCTGATCTAGGTAGGATCATTAGTGAGACGATCGAGAATGTGCCAAGGGATTCGAACGGGGAGCCGATACTAACGAATGTACCAGGGGTGCCGGATCCAGCTCCAGGGCTTCCAGGCTCCGAGACCGATACCGGCGACGTGGTCGACGTACCAGGCTCCGAGACCGATACCTTTGATCCGGGAGCCGCTGATCCCGACGGACCGACGTTAAGACCGGAGGATTCGAATATTATCGATTATCCTGGTCCGGGCGATACAACAGGCGAAGGAACAACAGGCGAAGGAACAACAGGCGACGGAACAACAGGCGACGGAACAGGCGATACAACAGGCGAAGGAAACGAGCCTAAAACGCCGGATCCGGAAACAACAGAACCAGAAACAGGAGAGAAAGACGTGGCGGATTTTTTTGATTTTGGCATAGGGACGCCGAGCGAGGCGAACCAGTTTTCGAGCTCACAAAGTGAATCGAGCAATGTGCTCCTGGATCCACAAAGGCAGTTGATCGAGTCATTGCTTCCGCAATTTCAACAGCTAGCGAACCAGCAAGGACAACAGATCGGCCAGATTGCGCCGGGTTTGTCGTCGTCGTTGGGAGCTCGCGGTGGTGGATTCCTGGACCAGTTGGGTCAAGGGTCTAATCAGTACTTGCAACAGCTGGCGCAATTCCAGGGTCAAAACCAGGCTCCGCAATCCGCCGGAGGACAGCAGACCTTTCAACAGCTATCACAAGGTGGCGGTCCGTTGGGCCAGATTGCACAGGGCCAAAACCAGTTCCAACAACAGTTAGCCAGTAGCGGACCGAATGAGTTTTTACAGCCGGCTATTGACAATCTTGGAGCCGACATCAATCGCCAGTTGCAACGCCAGAATGTTGGTATAGGTCAAGAGGCGAGCATGGCCGGAGCTCGCGGCGGATCGCGGCAAGGTGTCGCCGAGGGTATCGCTCAAGAGGGAGCGCTTAATGCGTTTACGACGCAAGCCGGACAGCTTCGAGCTCAAGATGCCGCACAACAGCGGCAACTACAACAGTCCGGACAGCTAGGCGCACTGCAGGCTCAGCTACAAGGCGGACAATTACAACAGGGGGGGCAGCTGGCCGGCGCTAGCGGACTTCAAGGCGGAGGACAGTTCAATGCCAGCTTGCAACAGCAAGCGCAACAGCAAGGACTACAAGGTCTCCTGGGAGCGGCTCAAGGTCAGAACCAGTTAGGTGCGTCAAATCAGAGCGGTGCTGGTATCGGTTTAGGATCGCTTGGAGGTCTGTTCAATCTAGGGCTAGGGCAGTTCGGAGCGCAACGGTCGCCGTTCGAAGCGTTGGCTGGACTGTTTGATCCGGTCAACCAGGCACAATCCAGGAGCGCGAGCTCCGGGGCGTCTTCGCAACAAGGCGGATTCTCGTTCGATTTAGCTATCTAGGGGTACTACATGGGATATTTCAAGGATCTACTGAATGAGCGACGCAATGCGCCGAAAATAGCTGCGCAACAAAAGGCGTTGTCCGAGCTAATCGGGCAGCCAGCTGTCCAGGGACATGAGTTCCAAGCGCCCGGACCTGGCGGAGAACCTGGATTAAAGTCGCATCTTGGAGGGTCGGATGCGACCGGAGTTCAAGCCGTGCCGTTAAATCAACGGGCGATGGCGCTGGCGGCGGGGTCGACAGCGATTCCGGGTTTCGATGTCAAGAAGTCAATGAGTATGGCGGTCGATGCGGTCGGCAAGGCGGCATTAAGAGCGCAGCGAGCTAGTGAATTTAACCAGCAGCTCGTCCAGGATCAGACACAATTCGATTCCAAAGAGGTCCAAAAACAGCAAAATTGGGTCGCCGAGCAATCGAACCGGGATGAGAAGTGGGAGCGGGAAAATGAGGTCATGGCGATGCAGCTCGCGGCCGGATCGCGGAAGTTAGACCTGGACAAGTTGTTGAAGGAGAAGAATCAACTCGATCTCGACCAGGCGAATGTCGACATAATGTCGTTAGACCCGGCTGGTCGGATCGAGATGCAAGGGACGATCAACGAGTCGACGTTCGCGAGACAACAGGTCGAGGAGTTCGAGCGGATCGGCGACGCCGTGGTGATTGACTCGCTCTTGAATGTGACCGGCATAAAACAGATTGAATATTTAATGAAGACAGCGTCCAATGATAATGAGCTCTCGGCTCTCGCATGGTGGCGCAGGGAGTTCGAGCGGCAGAATGATGTTACTAAGGAAAAAGGCGGCGTTACGATCAATCCGACCGAGGAGGCGCGATTGTTACGAACCTTCATTACTCCAAACATGGATAAAAAGGTGATGATCAGATTGTTAGGACAGCGGGTCCGGGAAGCTAACGAGCGCTCTCGTGTCTTCATCCAGGTATGGGGAACAGCACATAATAAACTTGAAGAGCGGCTGGGTGCGTCCGGTCCCAATGCGGCACCCAACGTATCGCTCGACTTCGGCGGCGGGACGGGGGTATTTACTTCCGACAATGTACCGTTAAAAAATACCGGGGTTCCGGAAGGCGTCACATTGAAGCCGGTTAGCTCGTTACTCTAGGGGGCATCATGGCGGAGACAATGATAGGGAGCGATGGTAATTTGTACATCGATCGCGGAGATGGAAACGGATTTCAACCGGCGGCCATAGCGCCGGATCAGGCATCGGTGCCAGAAGGCTATCGGTTAGAACCTTCGGCTCCGGGATTCGCTTTTGGTCCTGGCGGCGCCGTTGCGCAGCTGGACGTCACGAACGGGCAGTGGACGAAGCCGAGCAAGATCCAGACCAGGGTTTTAAAGGGAGTTGGGCAGGGGGTCGGCGAGTCGTTGTCTAACACTGCGCAATTTTTGGGACTCCCGGAGCACGTCCAGGATCTATTAACGGACCCAGTGTCGGCGCTTTCGGGGGCTCCGAGTGGACCGGATCCGAGGAATCAACCGGAGGATGTCGCGATAGGCAGCGCGTTAGGGACTGGCGGACAAATGGCCGCGGCGAGTGCGGTCGGAGGCTGGGCATTGCCGGCGTTATCGACGTCGCTCGGGCTCGCCATTAATGCGCCGAGAGCGCTTCCGTTTATGGGCGAGCTGGCCGGAGCGTTTGGAGCGGCGTTTGCGTCAGCGGACGAGGGCGAGGGGTTAGGCGTTGGTGTCGAGAACCTTCAGGATGATCTGACGATGGCCGGGATCCTGGCGGCGTCGAGTAAAGTTTTACATCCGGCGGTCCGGATTATGTCGGGGATCTTCCGGCGTCGACCGAAGGTCCGCGACGTCGAGCTCGGCGAGTTCGGAGAACCAGGACAAGCGGCCGCGAGTCGGCTTCAAGAGCAGGGGTTCGAGTTGAAACCGGGACAAGCGGTCGGGACCAAGAAGGAGATTGGCATCGATGACCAGTTTCAGAGCGATCCGAAATCACGCGGGGAGTTTGATGCGATCGATGCGAAGAATCAAAAGCTGCTCGATCAGGGAGCGGCCAGGTCGTTAGGTGTTGATGAAACTGAAATATTGGAGCCGACGAGATTGGGACAAATTGGAGAAGAAATTGGAGACGAGATCGAGGCCGTGGTGGAGTCGGTTGGTGGTATCAAGATCGATGCGAAAGCAATCGAGGGTGTTAAGTCGACGGTCTCGGGTCCGGGTGTTGATGGTAAGACCAGGCAGGCGGTCGGTCGGTGGTCGGATGAGCTCTTGGAGAGTGCAGACGAGAACGGGGTCGTTAGTCCAACGACCTGGCGTGTCTTCCGTCAGGATATGGTTGCCTATAGAAACTCGGTCAAGTCGTTTGATTCTGAAAAGCTAGGTAAGACGCTTGAGGAGTGGGACGAGCTTCCGGTTGCATCGATGCGAGCGAGCAAAGACCCGAATGCCGAGCAGTTTCTACAAACTTACGGAGAATCAAGGGAGAAGTATCGAAACTTTTTGGTGTTGTCTGATGGTCGAGCGGTCGATGCAAATGGGCATGTTCGGTCGAAGATAGTAAAACAACGAATGAAAAATGTGTTTGGTGAGACATTCACACTGGCGAAGGAGTCGCGCTTATTCAATGATACTTCGCGAGATTTCCAGAGGACGATCCGCGACTTGAACAATCCGAGGATGTTGTCGTCGGTCGGAGACTCAGGGACAGCGACCAGGTTAGCCAAGCAATTCGACGAGGATCGGAATCTCGAATCGGTCGCGGAGATTGCAAGCGGTCAACCGGGACGAGCAACGGCTAACTTGGCGATGCGGGTGGCCGGCGGGATTGCTCCTGGATTCAGGCTGGCGCCGAAGTCGGATCCGTTCGGCATCGGGTTAGGTGCGTTTGCCGGATCCTCGTTCGCGGATCTCCTTCTGGACGAGGATGAGTAATGATTAACAGAGCGGCGGCTTCCGTTCTGATATTAGCTTGCTTAGTCTGTCTTTTGCTTCCTGGTTGTGCGAGTGTGATGTCGGTTCGGGTGGTGACGGTTCGGGATTGTTTTTGTTTTCTTCACTGCGCTCCGTGTAAGGAGATCCAGGACTCTCGTGTTTGCGACGATTCTGGCGATATGGGTTGTCAGGAGAGCGATTCTCGTCCTGATCCGGGGGATTGAGCAGGGCTAATATGCTATCAATGGTCTGTCGAGAGATAGTGTTGCTATGATCTTCGGCCAGGTAGTTTCGTTTTTGATCCTGGACGAATGCTTCAAGTTTACGAGCCCGGAGAATATTGCGTGGTAGTATAAATGTTGGGGATTTTTCAGTAGGCAAAAGCAGGTCCGGGTACAACGACCAATCGACTTTTTTACCTTGGAAAGTAGTCACGGCAAAGCATCCTAAAATGTCTACCGTGACCAGGGGAAGGGATTAGGGTTTGCGAAACTCTAACACGTTGGCGTTAGGATCGTCACGGAACCGTTCGAGCCAGTCATATAGATCCTGGTCGGATCCTTCCGAGCGGCTGATCGGGTCGTCGCGATAATACCAGGACGCTTCGGCTCGACCTAGTTGTCGCGGGTGTAACTCAATCAAACAACGATCTCCTTTTGTCGATGTGCAATCGACGATCAAGAAAGTACGGCGCGATGAGACTATGCTCGTAAACTTGAAGCATTCGTCTTTCATGCCGAGCGGGATCGGGTCCCTTTGCGTCATGCCAAGGGTGCCTAGCAGGACCTTTAATCGATCGGAGCGCTTTTCAGCATTTGAGTTAGATCTACGGCTCCCGGTCACTAGCAGTGTACCGGGTTTCTGCGACACATCATGTCTTTGTGCGTGTTTTTCGGTCCGCTCGAGCGGTGATGTTTCGGATGTTGTCGGCGGACTTGTGTCTTAGAACAATTGCCTGGATTGCCTCGGCACATCATTTCAGAGTGAGTTCGCGCTTTAGGTTTTTGTTGGGTTTTGTTGTCGGGTCGATCAGCGGCGGATGTCGAGAAGGTGACGAGCAGGAGTAATACTATTAGGTATTTCATGGTGGATCCTTTCGAGAGTTGAACTCCCATTATAGCATCAAAATTAGGGCAGAGCTATGGCCGAGGTTTCGGCGATTTTGACCTGGCACTTGATGTTGTCTTTTAGTCTTTAAAAAAAAAGAATTAAAAGAAAGTCTCTTGATCTGTTGCAGTGGACATTTGCTAGGTATCAACTACTACGGATCCGGAGCGTAGCGACTCGAAATCTCGTTCGAGCGCTCTTTATTTAAGAGCAGTTTGTCGCGAGCACAGAACCTTTTACAGCGATGCTGTATTTTTTCGAAATTAATGACGAGACAACAACACTACTATTCAACGAATACTTAAATCTTGATCGATAACTTTACTCTTGGTTATCGAAGCGCTTTCGAGAGGGGCAACTCGGCTTCCTGGTTTCCTTGACTATTCCAGGAGCTCACGCCTAGTAATGTGCGCTAGAAACATTGAACCTTGAGGAAGGGTTTGGTATGGTTAGACCTCAAAACCTGAATGTTTCTAGCCAGGTGATGAATATGGACCGTTTGGTCCATAAAGACAAGCCCGGAATCTGCGATACTTTTCGAGAGGGTCAACTCTAGGATCTCAATTGTTTCTAGCCATTCAGTTAATAGATTCCTGGATCGTGGATTTCGGGCTTTTTTTGTCCCAGCTAGGCCGCCAAGAAAAGAGCGTCAACAGTGGAAAGAGCGGCCGATAAATAGGCGAAATTCGCCAGTGTTGCAAAACCAAATCGATTGGTTATATGATGGGGTCTCTTAAAGGCGCGGACCAGCGAATGTCACGTACGGCCGGATCTATAAACGTCAAGACGAGCGCGACGCTCCGATCCTTCTCGCAATATGTCGACAAGTACAACATTGATCCCATGGAATTGTTGTTCCAGGCGGTCAACGGCAAAATCAGAGGGATACCAGGTAAGTTACTGGGCCAGACTACCAAACAGGAAGCGATAGCTATCCGACTTACGGCGGCGAAGGAGCTCATGCCGTATGGATATGCGAAACTAGCCAGTGTCAAGCATGTAATCGAGAAGGACAGCGAGCTTCGGCTAGCCTGGGAAGTCGACGGACAACCTGATCTATTTGACGATGCGTTGACCGGACCCGAAGTTCTCGCCAAGCGGATCGACGCGCTATGAACGCGGCGGCTCCCGAGGCGAAGGTGATCAGATTGCCTTACTCGCCCCGGAAGCATCAAGTTGAATTACATAAAGCAGTCAAACGGTTTAATGTTTTGGTTAAACACAGGCGGTTTGGGAAGACGGTTTGGGCCGTTAATAACTTGATCCGCAATGTCACTCGATGTCCATTACCCAGGGCTCGGGGCGCATACGTCGCTCCCAATTACAATCAGGCGAAGCGGGTCGCGTGGGATTACCTCAAAATGTACACTAATCCGATTCCCGGCATGAACTACAATGCCAGCGAATTAACCGCGCAGTTCCCTAACGGCGCGAGGATCATCATGTTAGGTGCTGAAAAGGCGGACAGTTTACGTGGGATTTACCTTGATGATTGTTGCATCGATGAAACTGCTCAAATCAATCCGATTGCCTGGACACAAGTCATCCGACCGGCGTTGTCCGATCGGTTGGGCAGTTGTACCTTTATTGGGACGCCAAAGGGTCGGGGTAACTTGTTTAGTGATCTGTATCATTCTGCTCCGGAGCTTGGCGGCGAATGGTATCGGAGTCTTTCAACGTATAAAGATACTGGTATCATCAAAGAAAGTGAGATCGAAGCTATGCGGCGCGAGATGACGAAGGCGGAGTTTAGTCAAGAGCTCGAATGCTCCTGGTTAGCTGCGATCGAGGGATCATATTACTCGACGGAGATGAACGACGCCGAGGACGACGGGCGGATATGTGACCTACCATACGATTCGAATTACCCGGTCCACACGGCCTGGGACATCGGCTGGTCTGCTAACAACGTGATCTGGTTTATTCAGGTGATCGGATCTCGGATCCATGTCATCGATATGATGTCAAACAAGTTTACGACGCTACCGGAGATCATCAAGATTGTGAAGGAGAAACCGTACACTTACGGCCGGCATATCTGTCCGCATGACATGAAAAAACATAGTTATGAGACCGGGATGCGGCGCATCGATGTTGCGGCCGAGCTAGAACTGATCTTCGAGCAGTGTCCTAACATCGCAGTAATGGACGGGATCAAAGCAGTCCAGGCGACGTTACCTCGTGTTACTTGGGATCGCAACAAATGCAAGGTCGGCATTGAAGCAATGCGCCAGTATCGGACCGAATATAATGCGTTGACCAGGTCGTATTCGCAATCGCCAAAGCATTCATGGGAGTCGGATTACGCCGATGCGTTTAGGATGTTCGTTGTGGCTATGGATGGTGGAGCGAGACAATTACAATTTAGCGGGGAAGCGATTGACTACTCGGCAAAGGATTCAATGGTGGTGTGATGATCAGCGGCTCCCGGTTAACCGATGAAGAAATCATTGTAATTGTCAACTGCGAAATAGCGGATTCGGTTGGCTACCAGGACGACGAGCTCGTCCGGAACAGGACGGAAGCTCTCGACTACTATTACGGCCGACCGCGAGGCGATGATGTTGAGGGCAATAGCAAGGTTCAATCTCCGGACCTGGCAAACATGGTGGAAGCTGTGATGAGCAATATTATGCCAGCTTTCGCCGGCGATACTCTTGTGATGTTCGAAGCGGACGGTCAAGACGACGTCAGACAGGCATTGGTTGAGAGTGAAGTCGTTAACAATCAAATCATGGAACGTAATCGAGGTTATGTCCAAATTAGTGAGGCGATCAAAGATTGCTTATTGCTACGTAATGGTTTACTCAAGTGTGACGTCATTGAGACCGAGGAGTCTTTTAGCCAGGAGTATAGCGGGATCGATGATGTCACACTTGCGCTAGCGCTAATGGAACAGCGAGAGAACGAGTCGAAGGAGCTTTCCACAGCGAAGGAGAACAAGGACGGATCGATCGACGCGACGATTACAACGGTCCGGATCTCGCGGGAGTTGTCGGTCGTCAGTGTGGATCCGACCAACTTCATAGTGAATACGAATCACGATTCCATATTTCTGGGCGACGCCAGATTCCAGGCGGAGCGGGATTATCCTACCCGGACGGACCTGATAAACGAAGGTTTTAAAAAGTCGGTCGTTGAGTTGCTTCCCAGTTATGTAACCGAGACTCAACTCGATAAAATCGCGAGACGGCAGAGCGAGGATGAGCTCGACCAGGCAGGTAGCCAGATCGATGAGTCGATGGAAGCGGTGGAGCGTTATACCTCGTTTCTTCGGGTCGACCGGGACCAGGACGGAGTTGCCGAGTTGCATCGGTTGGTTAGTGTTGGGAATACACTCCTTGAGGATGATCTGGTCGATTTCAGCGTGTACGTGTCCGGGTCCGCATTCATCAATCCGCATCAATATGACAGCTTATCATTGTTCGACAAGTTGAAAAATATCCAAGACATCAAGACAAAGACCTTGCGACAGTGGCTCGATAACCTGGATGCAAACAATCATTTAACGACAGTTATCGTTGACGGAGCCGTGAATATTGAGGATGCGAAGTCTACCAGACCAGGGAAGCTAATCCGGGCACGGTCTCCGGATGCGATACGGGAGATGCCGATCGCGGACCTTGGATCCTCGTCTCGATCATTGCTTGAATATGCCGATCAGATACGATCGGAATCCGGAGGCGCCTCGTTAGATCTACAAGCGGCTGGTCTACAGCTGGCTGGCGAGACTGCTCACGGCGTCGAGCGTCAAATGGGTTCCAAGGAGCAGCTGGCGGCGATGATGTGTCGTAATATCGCGGAGACGCTGATCCGGTCGCTGTTTCTACTGGTTCATATGACGATGCGAACGAAACTACCTGGCGGGATCGATGTCAGGATCGGGAATGAGTTTGTTACGGTCAATCCGAATGAATGGGTAGAGCGGACCCGGGTCAATGTTAAGGCGGGACTGTCGATCCAGGAGCGAGCGGCGAAGAAACTGGTTTTAGAGCAAATCGTTGCAAAGCAGACGGAGCTATTTCAGTCCGGGTTAGATGGGACACTGGTATCAATGCAAAATTATCACAATGCGTTAACTGATTGGATGAGAGCGTCGATGGTAGACAGCCCGGAGCGCTATTTCCTGGATCCGATGAGCAAGGAGAGCAAGGCAGCTGCGGACAGCAAAACTCAACAGCGACAGCAAGCCAAGCAGGACCAGGAGAAACAGCAGCATATGTTGTTCGGCGTCCAGAACCAGCTCGAACAAATGCAAATAAAGTTGAACAAGTACGAGTTCGACAACGAGCTCCGGTTCAAGTACTGGAAGGAGTCCGAGGCTAACAAACTAGACGAGGGTAAAGCGATCGCGTCGGGAGCGGTCGAAATTGAGAAACTTGATGCGCAGCAAGGGGCAAAGAGTGAGACCTGAATCAGCTATAAAGCTAATGGTATCGAAGGAGTGGAAGGAGCTCATCGAGGAGGTTGACGATTGGATATTTAGCGATTGGAAGCGAGCGGAACAGCCGGCGGATCGCGAGAAACTGTATCATGCGCGGGAGGGAGTCGTATACATGAAACGGATCCTCAACTCCTTGGGTAACCTTAACATTGAAGGTCAGGACGGAGACTCCGATGTCGAGAACAGAACAAGCCATTAGAGACAGCATTGATAAACTTCTTGATCCGGAAACGGACCAGGATGACGGAGGGCCGGAACAACTAGATGAAGCCTTTGAGGATCACGACGAGAGCGGCGGCTCCCGGAGCGACGGCTCCCTTCGTCACGAAGACGATCAGATAGGCACTAAAGACCGAGGAAAAGTTGACGCGCTTTTTGATGATGAGAATCAAGACGAGAGCGGCGAACCTGGCGAGGACCAGGATGACGATGACGACCTGGACGAGGGTCCGGAAGATGAGCGACGACTCCCGGAAGAAAGTACAAACCGGGAAGATGATGACGAGAGTCTCGATGCAAACGCATTAGCCAAGAAACTAGATATTACAGTAAAAGAACTATATTCAGTCAAATTCAAGTATGGCGATCAGGGCGAGAGCTTAACGCTAGGTGAATTAAAGGACGTTGGAGCGAGAGCCGGACAGCTGGACGACGAGGCAGAGATGCTAGTAGACGATCGGACCAGGCTGGACAACGATAACATGAAATCGCGAGTTGAAATCCAAAACATAGTTTCCTTATTGCCGATCGAGTCATTAACGCCGGCATTGATCCAACAATCCAAAGAACAGCATGAGTCACTCGTCCGCCAGGAGCGGATTGCGTTACACGAGACAATTCCCGGCTGGAAGGAGCCGAGCGTCGAGTTAACGGACCGGGCGGCTATGAATGCGCATCTAGCGGAGTACGGATTTAAGGAGGTCGAAGCTAATTACATGATTGATCATCGGTTGATTAAGTTCATCCATGATATGACTGTAATGCGTGACCGATCGAAACTGAAAGCGGCCGAGGTCCGGAAGATCGCCAAGAAAAATCAACGGCGACGGAGACCGGGAGTCGTACCAGGATCGAAGGGTAAACATTCACGTGCGAAGGCACTAGGAAAAGGAGGAGACGCTCGCGGCGCTATCAATGTTTTATTCGAGGATTAGCAACCGTGGCAGTTCAATCATTAACATCGGCCGCATTAATCGCGGCATTGGAAGGTGGCTTGATACGTCAAGACATCATGGAACAAATCAGTGATATAACGGACTTTCCGCTTGTGTTCACTGACCTGATCGGAACCGGCTCGCATAAAAACGAGTATTCCGAATGGACTAAAGACCAGCTTGCCTCGCCAGACACGGCGAATGCGGTGATCGACGGACAAGTGACAGCCGGCGACGATTCGTCGTTAGGGGAAAGAGAAGGCAATCATTCGCAAACATCGGTCAAGAAGGTGAAAGTGTCTCATCGAGCTAATCACTCCGACACGATCGGACGAGCGAAGGAAGTAATTTATCAGATTCAACGCCGGACCAAGGAGCTCAAGCGCGACCTTGAAGCAATTATGCTGAATCGACAGCCGAGTCGCTCCGATGACGGAGACACGGTCGCCGGACTAGCGGCATCGTTTCAGTCCTGGTTAGTTACCAATACCTTCAGGGGTGCGACAGGTGCGGACGGAGGATTCGCGACAACGAGTCCGACAATTGTCGATGCGCCAGGAGCCGGGACCAAGGTCGCATTGGCCGAGTCTACGGTCCGGGATGCTTTGCAATCGGCGTATATTTCTGGCGGCGATCCGAGCATATTCCTGACTACTCCAGGACTGATTCGAAAATGGTCCGAGTATCTGTTCACGTCGACAGCGCGAGTCGCGGTCCAGCAAACGCAAACCGGTAAGGCTCCGGTGCCGTCGACAGCGATCGGAACTGTTAATGTGTATGTGACTGATTTCGGATCGACTCTTTCGAGCACTCCGAATAGGTTGATGCCCAATTACACGGATGGGGATGTGACGGATGCTATCTTCCTGGATCCGGCTGGCGTCAAGATCTCGTTTCTACAAGGGGTGCAATCCGAGCAGCTAGGCAAAACCGGAACCTTCGAGGAGTGGCTGATGTCTACAGATTGGACATTGCAGGTAATGAATGAGGCTCAACATGCAATTATTGCGGACGTTGACGAGAGTCTACCTGTACTGGTAGCACCAGCTTAATGGCCGGCGACAAGAGATCTACGGCTCCCGATAAGGAGGGAGCCGTTAAACCGGCTCCTGACCTGGTTCGTTTTTACAACGATA